ATGCTATTGAAGAAGTTTTTCCTATGATACAGGACTTTAATCATAATGAAGAAAATTAGTGAACACATAGAAATATGTAAATGCCATTGGAAAACTATTTTTGTTGGTAGTTTTATCATGCACTTTATGTTTGACTGGCTCATATTTGGATTTGGGGTATTACTAGGGATGCATATAGGACATTAAATGAATGGGGGAAATAATTAAAGATAAGTTTGCGAAGAGCATGACTATGTTCTTTCGTTTCATAGCCGATACTTTTTTTGCTAAAAGGTATGGGCATCGTGCAGTCGTATTAGAAACTGTTGCTGCAGTTCCTGGAATGGTTGCTGGTGTTTGGCTACATATGAAATCTCTTCGTAAGATGAAGAGTGGCTTGGGTCCAAAGATTCGCGAGATGATGGATGAAGCTGAGAATGAAAGAATGCATCTAATGATTTTTATTGATATCGCAAAACCATCATGGTTAGAACGATACATAGTTTTATTTGCTCAGTTTATTTTTATTATTTTTTATTTACTACTATATATTTTCTTTCCTAAAACTGCTCATCGTATGACACATTATTTTGAAGAGGAAGCAGTAAAAAGTTATACACAATATTTACATATGGTAGAGTCTGGACAAACTGAAAATGTCGACGCACCACAGATAGCGATAGATTATTACAAATTAAAAAAGAGTGCGAAACTAACAGATGTAATTAAAAAGGTAAGGGCAGATGAAGAAAAACACTCGCAAGTCAATAAAAGATATTCGGAGTAGAGACCCTGTTGCCAAAGAACTACGCACACCCAAGTATAGAAGTCAGGTTGTGCCTAATAAAAAGAAACACTTACCACCGATAGAAGAGTTATAAATATAGTAATGAAAATTATAAAGACTACCACACCCAAAGAAGTTCGTGATTTCGATGGTGAATATCCAAAAAAACTAGAACCAACTGATGTTGTCGAGATATTTCAGACTCCACTGACTGGCTCATATAACTGGGATTATACAGTACAAGATAATCGCATTCGTAAGTTGTATGAATTAGGCAAGGAGTTAAACTGGAATGTAGAGGTTGATGTTGATTGGTCGCCAGAGTTTGAAGGTATCACTGATGAAGAGTTTGAGTTTGAAGATAATCAATGGACTGAACATGAAATGTATAAAGGCTGGGATACAAAGAAACGAAAAGCATTTTTACATGACCAAAACGCATGGGCACTTAGTCAGTTTTTACATGGTGAGCAAGGTGCTTTACTTGTAGCAAGTCAGTTAGCATCCTGTGCTCCAACATTCAACGCAAAGTTGTATGCAGCAAGTCAAACCTTTGACGAAGCAAGACATGTAGAAGCATTTAACAAATATTTACAAACAAGAATTAAAACGAGTTGGCCAATAGGAACTGGTCTGAAAACTTTACTAGATAAGATACTTACTGACCCAAGATGGGATTTAAAGTTTATCGGAATGCAAGTAATTATTGAAGGACTCGCACTCGCAGCATTTAATGCTTCAAAAGAATCAAGTCGTGACCCAGTATATAAAGAGATGATTGGATTAATTATTAGAGATGAAGCTAGGCATGTGACTTTTGGTATTAATTATTTACATGAGTTTGTTAAAACTTTATCAGAAGAAGAAGTATTAGATCGTGCTAAGTTTGCACTTGAAGCATGTACAGTATCAAGAAATAGATTAAGACCTTTTGAAGTATGGAAAAAATATGGATTAGATTTAGTAGCAACTGAAGAATATTCAAAAGAAAATTTATTTCAAACACAGTTTCAAGAAGTATTGTTCAGTAGAATAATGCCTAACCTGAAAAAAATTGGATTACTTCCTGAAGAAGTTATTCCTGGATATGAAAAACTAGGAGTGCTGAAATACAGTGAAAGTGATAGTGATTATGAATTAGACTGGGATGAACTCAGTAAACCTTTAAAGGAAGCAGTATAATATGCCTTTATATAATGTAAAAAATAAAAAGACTGGCGAAGTAAAAGAATTATTTTGTAGTTATGATGACAAAGTAAAGTATTTAGAAACCAATAAAGATTGGGAATCTATGATATCTGCACCAAATATCGGAGAAGCAGGTATCCTAGCAGGAACAGATGCTAGAAAAAAAGCAACAGGATTTAGAGATGTACTTGAAAGAGTAAGAACTAAAAATCCTGGAAGTAAGATAAACACAGAAGTATTTTAATATGCCCAGAGCGAAAAAAGCAGATGCTCCATCTGCTAAAGCAAAGTTGAAGATCGCCGATCTCAAACGAGTCGATCCTCTCAACGATAGTCAGAAAAAGTTTTTTGACTTCTATAATGATAAAAGTAAACAAATCATTATGGCTCATGGTGTAGCTGGTACAGGTAAAACTTATATTGCGATGTATAAAGCATTAGAGTCTGTACTGAATAAAGAGTTTGAGAAAGTTTTGATTATTCGATCTGCTGTACAAAGTAGAGAGATTGGTCATTTGCCAGGAGATCTAGAAGAAAAGCTAGAACAATATCAACTGCCATATAAACATATAGCATCGGCATTGTTCGCTAAGAAAGTAGATAATCTGGTTTATCCTGACCCATACGATAGGTTGATGACGCAACACAATTTAGATTTTGCTTCAACATCTTTCGTCAGGGGATTAACATTTGATGACACTGTAGTAATAGTGGACGAATGTCAAAATCTAAACTGGGAGGAACTTGACACAATTATTACAAGGGTGGGCGACCATTCTCGTATTGTGTTTTGTGGCGACTATCGCCAAACTGATTTAAGAAAGGGCACCGAAAGGGAAGGTCTTTTTAATTTCATGGAGATAGTAAGGCATATGAATAGTTATGCTCGTGTCGAGTTTACAGTAAACGACATCGTCAGAAGTGACTTAGTAAAAGAATATATCATTGCTAAGATTAAATCTGAAGATGCTAAACCTAAACAAACAAGGAGTAAACGATAATGTTAGATATTCTATTCTGGATTGCAGTTGGTGCTTTCATCGGCTGGAATTTTCCACAACCCTTTTGGGCGAGTTGGATTGAAACAACTGTAAAAGGTTGGCTTTCAAAAATTAATACAAAATAACTAAAAGGAGATATTATGCAAAAAGTTATTGATTGGTTGAAATGTGTAGGAGCAAAATTGTTTCCTGTTCTTGATACAAACAAAGATGGTGTTCTTGATAAAGAAGACTTTAAGTATCTTGAAAAGAAAACTAAAGACGAGCTCGAAGCACTTGGTCGTAAGATTGGTGTTGAACTAGACAAAAGACAAACCAAAGCAAAGTTAATTGCTGCAATTAAAAAAGCAAAAAAGAAATTAAAGGTGTAAGTGGAGCAGTAAATGGTAAACAACCTCTTCGTTTTCGTAAGAGGAATGCTATTCGCAGGAATGCGAAAGTTGTACCATTTCATCCCTGGCACCTTTATAAAGATTTTACAACAAAGGAGTAAATCAATGTCATTTGACAGAGAGAAACTAAGAGAAGAACTCATTCGCGATGAAGGAGTTAAATTCGAAATATACAACGACCATCTCGGTTATCCTACATTTGGTATCGGACACCTCGTCACAGAAGATGACGAAGAACATGGTAAAGCTGTAGGAACTGCTGTATCTGAAGATCGTTGCTGGGAAGTATTCGATACTGATGTAGAAAAGTTCGTCACGGAAGTGAAGAAAGTATATCCTGATATCGAAAGCTATCCTGATACTGTACAGAGAGTCCTAATCAACATGTGTTTTAACATGGGAGCACCAAGACTTGGTAAGTTCAAAAACATGAAAAAAGCAGTTGAAGCAGGTGACTGGAAACAGGCAGCAATTGAAGGAAGAGATAGTCGTTGGCACAAACAGGTACCAAATCGTGCTGAAAGACTTATGGTTGCACTTGAAGAAGTATAAGGATTTGCTTTTTAAGAAAGTAAAGACTATCATATACAAATATCGACGAAACCAGTCCAAGTGGGATGATAGATTTCATAAGGACAAAAACGGAAAGCCGATTGATATTAAGAAGTAAATATTATGTTTAATCATGTACCAATTGAAGTGGGTAAACTGAAGCAGGTAAATGCTGAAGGTGGGAGATATTATGAAACTCCCACTGGTGCTAAGTATCCTTCAGTGACATCTATTACTAGACTACAAAACATGGAATCTATCCAAGCATGGAAAGATAAAGTGGGTGAAGTAGAAGCTAGTAAAATATCTAGACGAGCACTCGCTCGTGGTAATAAGATACATCACTTAGCTGAGAAGTATTTACTCAACGAGGGTGATTTATCTGACGATTTCAGCAAACAAGATTTCGGTCAGATGATACCATATCTCGATAAAATTAATAACATTCACTGTTTAGAAACTCAATTATATTCAGACCATCTTGAAACTGCAGGTACTGTAGATTGTATAGCTGAATATGAAGGGAAACTAACAGTAATTGACTTCAAGACCTCTGCTAAAATGAAGAAGAGGGAATGGGTCAAAGATTATTTTATGCAGTGTTCAGCTTATGCTGTCATGTATGAAGAAAGGACTGGCACTCCTATTGAAAGAATGCTACTAATCATTAATGTTGAAGACCAAGGCATACAATTACTAGATGCTAAAAGGGATGACTACATTGAGGATTTTTTAGATCTAAGAAAAACTTATAGAAAAATGAAGGAGAACTAAAATGGAAGGAACTCGTTTAACCGACCAAGTGTTCTATATGCGTGAAGATAATGATTGGGTTTTGAAAAGAACTCAAGACTTGTTTAATGACAAGGATGTGGTAGTTTTTGGATTGCCTGGAGCATTTACACCTACATGTTCAGCTTTTCAGTTGCCAAAGTTTGAGGAGTTATATGATAACTTCAAGGACTTGGGTATGGATGAAGTTTATTGTACAGCTGTAAATGATTCTTTCGTAATGAATGCGTGGTTTGACCAACAAGGGATTACCAAAGTAAAACCTTTGCCTGATGGCAATGCTGACTTTGCTAGAAGTACAGGTATGCTGAATGACTTTACTAATAGAGGATTCGGTGAAAGGTCTTGGCGATACAGTATGTATGTTAAGAATGGGGAGATTAAATTACGATATGCCGAGTGGGGATACCCAGAAGCATGTCCAATTCAAGATCCTTTTGAAGTATCTGGTGCTGAAAAAATGCTTGAAGCACTTAAACATATAAAGGCAAATTAACATGGAGTATGGATATTTACAAGCAGGTCTAGTTGACTTTGCTATGGTATTCCTAGTCCTTGTTTTTTTAATTAACACTGGCTGGTTTACCCTATGGGGATTATCAGGTGGACTTAAAAAATTCTTCTCTTTCAAAAAGAAGAACAAAGAAATGGATGATGGGGGATGGTAGAAGATAACTGGAAACTCGGAGAAGAGGGCGATATTATTGACCAATTAAACAGTCCAGAACATAAGATTGATGAATGGTTTATGAACTATTCGGTTGGTTGTCCACATTTTGCTGATGAAGTAAGAGAAGAACTAATCGCACTCAGGGATGAAGAAAGATCGTTAAGGGATGTATATTGTTTGGCAGCAGCATTAACTATTAATGCTCGTGACCTCGTACATGATATCACTCAATCTATTATGGACTTTAATAAGTTAGGATTGAACGATGAACGAGATAATATACTAAAGCTGGTTCATAAAGCTATCAAAGACTTCACAGAGCATGGAGATGGTGACATGTATGGTGCACCAGAACTTAACTTAGTTAATGAAGGCAAGCACTTTATGGAGGGTGATGTGCGTCAAGCAGTCGCCATAGCTATGGGTGTACACCTAAATGACAGACATCCTGATATTGTAAGAATTAGAGAATTAGTGTCACTGATAAAGAGAGTGCATATTTTAATTTAATAAATACTCTTTACATCACGAAAGGAGGTCACTATGAAAGTAGCGAAACAAATCCTTATAATGATAACTCTGTTATTTATGGGAGTAGCAGTATCAATGGCAACTCAAGCATATGCCAGCTGGTCTTACCCCACAATAGTAAATACAGATAAGAAGGCATTTATAGTTTCAATGTCTCTGTGTGTTGACAGTATATACAGGCAAGAACCCAATCATCGTCATTTCCCAAAAGAACTAATTATAGCACAAGCCATACTAGAATCTGGTTATGGTACATCTCGCTTCGCACATGAAGCAAACAATCTATTTGGTATTCGTACATGGAATGAACAAACTCCTCATGTAAAACCAGTCACCCATCATAATGAATGGCATGGCTGGGGTGTCAAAGCATATCAGACTAAATGTCATAGTGCCTTTGACTTAGTAAGGATACTGAACGATTTACACTTTTATGAAAAGCTGAGGGATGCTAGGGATCGAGGTGAGGATGCACATATACTGGTACACTATCTAGAATCATTCTCAACTAACCCAGCATATGGTAAGTTGCTTGAGTCTATTATTAAAAACGACCTGAAATCTTAATAACACTAAATAGTTGTGTCGCAACTGAGAAATGGGTATATATCTCTTCTCAACTTAACTAAATAATAGTATCATAAACAAAGTAAACTAGGAGATACATAATGGCTATAGAAGTCGAAAAGATGGGAGTAGATCCCAACGCAAATTTGAAGACTCAAACTGCAGCAGAAGTAAGAATGCAGAAAGAGTTAGAAAGACAACTGAATAATGACGCAGGTCGAGCAAAAATAATTGAGACCTTTGCGGAAATCCAAGAAGCAGAAGCTAAAGGTGAAACTGTACCATCATGGGAAACAGATGAGAACCAAGAGGAATACAACTTTATCTTTAGAAATGGACAAGAATTTAATGTAATCGCACCAACACTTGAGTTTGCTAAAAAGCAATGCGAGTTATGGCTACAAGATTTTAAACATGTCGGTGAAGACTGGGAAGTTTTTGATGTTGAGATTACAGATCTAGAAGAAATAAAAGACAGATTTTACAAAGCACCAGTAATGAATGGTGGAAACTCTGAAACTGTTGTCGCTACTTTGCCGAATGAAAGTGAAGATTTCGTCAAGGCATTTGAAGCAGAAGATGAAGAGGATAAGAAACATTACTTCAAAATCTTAGAAGATAGTGAAGGCAATGTAATAGGCGAGGTTGAAGTCGATGCGCAAGGCAACGAATTAAAGGCAAAACCTGCTAAGAAAAAGGCAGCAAAAAAGTCTAAATAACACAAAAAAAGACCTAGTTTACAAAGGGGAGTCCGCAATGGCTCCCCTTTTTTGTTATAAGTCATTGATTTCATATAACTAATTAATCTAAAAAAAGAGACGATTTTACTTGACTTTTGGAGTCAATTAGGATACAATTGCTGTATAATTAAATAAAGAGGTAAATATATGACAATTAATATAACTAATAACTACGAATATTCAGGTGTAAATGCTGATGCGTGTGGGGATATTGAAAGAGTTTGTACTTTTAAACAAGGTATTAAACACTATGGTGTTCCAGGGTCTGCTTTTAAGGGTATGACTAAGGTTGCGTCTCTTATGAGAATGCGTGTGTCTGAGGATAAAGATGGTAAAGAGGTCAAAAGACCTACTTATTTCGCTGTTTTTGATGCTGATGAAATGCAGTCTAGAGCGAGAGCGTTTAAAAAGGGTGCTGCATAAGCACCCTCTAAGTGGTTGTATTCATTATGATAAATCTTCAAAAAAAAGTAAAAAAGTTCTTGACTTTTGGTCGTAAATGGAGTACAATCAACTTAATGATTAACAAAAAAAAGGAAAAAAATATGACTTTTAATTATGCTGAATATCGTGATATAATCGAAAATACTTGTGAAGCTGAAAATTCTGAAGGCGATCGATTCGACGCTTATGATAAACTGAGTGGTAAAACTGTATTTGACTTTGACCCAAAAGCTGGTCTTGGTCAATCTATATCTTTCTATAATGATGGTACTAATACTTATTTTGAAATTGGTGGTGCTTATATGAATGCTGGATTGATGATACTTCATGATATGTTATTTGATAATGCTGAGTATAAAAGTATTGTTGATAATATGGTTCGCGAATCTATTGAAGGTCTTAACGATTAATAATAATAAAGGAGAAAAATTATGAGTAAAATGGGTAATTTATATTTAGAGCTGACTGAAAGAGCTCAGGACTTTATCGCTGATTATGCCGATAAAAAATATTTAACATTACTAGATGCTAAAGATGCATTCTTAAATGAAAAAGGTGAGGATGCTGCTGGTGTATTTGATACTGAAGCTGAAGTTGCTTCTGAGTTAGGTATCATATAATGTTAGAAGCAATTCTATACTGGTTGATATTTCCTACACTAGGATTTACAATCTACTGTGCATGCGTGGCTTTATACCTGCATGCCAAAGAAACTTTCGGAGATAATATATGATGAAATATATCGTCACTATTGTTATCGTGTTAAGTTTCTTTTTATATCTAATGTCAAAAATCGGAGGTCTATAAGATGGCAATATTAGTAATAACAACTCAATACATGGAGAACTATGATGTTGACGAGGTATCTGAAGAAGGATACTGGAAATATAAAGGTGGTCATGACTTCATTGTTAATGATGTTGATGTTAATAATATTGCGTCAGTGGTGGACGAGATTAGTCCTTTGATTACATATTCTAATAGCATGTCTAGAGAATATGTGATTGACTGGTCAGTAAAATCTGACGACTTCGTACCACAATATGAGAAATCACAAAAAGAATGGTATGATGGTACATTGTACCATGAGCCAAGACTCTTTAAGAATGAAGATGGTCATTGGATCAAGATCAGGAAATTTGATGGTGATCGTGGTGGATATGAATACCATGATAACCTTAACACTGAAGAGGTTATTCACAAATATGAATATAAAAAGGAGAATGCTGCATGATTGATGTACTTGATGAAATAAGATTTTGTAAATCTTTGCTTGGGAAAGACACCCCAATTGATATAGCGAAAAAGCTAAAGGCAAGGATTGCCGAGAAGTAACTGGAAATCCTAGCATTTGAACAGGCTCACATGAGTGAAATGGATGCTAAGATATTACTAGAATCTAAGAGGATATTCACTGATACAGTGATAAGGGACTTGGCACCAAGCAGGAAAAAAGTTGCTAAATTGGCAAATTAGTGCTTGACTTTTAACTTAAAATAGGATAGAATCACTTATATTATGGCATTATTACCAGCATTTTACACCACTACTCGCATGAGTGGTAAATCTAAAGTAAAGAAAAAACCAGGATGGAAACAGCGACAAGCCAAGCATGATGCTTGGTTGCGTGAAAATGGTGTTCATCCTGACCAGCTAAAAGCTAGGAAAAAGGAGTTTGTACCATTGAAGATATCACAGGCTGAACAGGAAAGAGCGAAAGCTAGGGAAGATTATGATAAGAAGTATCCTTCAGTTTCTAATGGTATGTGTGGTAATACAGCTAAGAAAGAGCCAATGGTATATACAGGTACATTGGTGAAAGGTATTGCTCAGATGCATAAATCTAATGCTGTACCGATTATTAATAAGGAGCAGGCAATTGATGTTGCCAAGATGAGACGAGGATGAATACCGAAACTACAATATTACAGGTTCTATTGTATTCTGGGATATTATTATATCTTGGCTATACGATGGGTAAACAAAACCACAGAGAGATTATCCGCAAAACAATTGATGGGTTAGCAAATAGTGGTTTTTTAAAATGGTATTGGAAGGATGGCGAAAAGGAGTTCGTAAAATGGAGGGATCCATATCCTGAAGATATGAAAATCGAGAATGAAAATGATTAAAAAGTTTTTCACAACACTATGGGGACAACCAGATAAAGGCATACATAACGAGCCAGATCCAGATCCAGCTGAATTGTCCATTGATAACGCATATAAAACAAGATGGATCTGGTATCATACTATTTTAGGAATTGAATTGTTTTTGGTAAATGTATTGCTGATTGCTATTCTTGTCGTATTGGCTGTTAAATTATAAAAGGAGTAAATTATGGACCATGTTAAACTACAAAATCGTATCGCTCACTGTGCTGTTCGTAGAGATATCGCAGGACTGAACGATGTTAAGCAGGATATGCTTACTGAACAAGAACGACTAGATCGTTGGTTCAACAAATATCTTCATGTGGCAGGTGACCACTTGAATCCTGATAATCCAAATACCAAAGCATGGTCTTTGTATAATCTAAAAATGTCGGAGTATGGTAAGGTTGAGGATAGACTAACAACTATCAACCATTATCTAAATAAATATAACAATAAAGAGAGAGTATATGAGCGAATCAGCAACGACGGATTTTCCTACTCTATTTGAGAATAGTAAATCTTTCTCTATGTATATAGAGAAAATGGTAAAGGAGAAAGCTGGGATATCTCATCTTGATGCTATACTTGAATATTGTAGCAAAGCAGAGATTGACCCAAAAGAATTAAAAGGATTAATTAGAGGTGCACTCAAAGACAAGTTAGAAGCCAACTATCAGGATTTAAATTTCTTGCCTAGAACTGCAAAGTTGGATGTATAAATGGATGGATATCGTGTATATAAATTGTACATGGCACTTAAACTACACTTCCACAATAAGAAGTATGATGTTTTTACAAACCATGGAAGCATTCGTGGGTCTCGTGAAAAGTTTTACACGAGGAATGATGTTAAATTATTTGAGAGGTTAGGAGATGCGTATAAATCCGATCGTGATATTGTTGACTATTTTGTTTCTAATTTCAGTTATGGTCATGACGCAACTCTATATTCCCGAATCACATCTGATTCCTATTATACCAACTGGTGTAGAGTCCGTGAAGCATTACATAGTACATTCAAGTCCGACCTTGATACTATTACATTACATTTAGAAAAGGAAAAGATGTCGGAAAAAGATTTATATAATTTTAATGGGATTATTCCTGAGTTGATGAAGATGGTTCTTGGTGAACATGTTCATGTACAAACAGTTTGTATCCTAGATAAATTTAAAGGATTCTTTGAGAACTGGCACGACAAAGCAGGAGTTGCTTTTGAAGAAGATGTTCTCAGGATAACGAAGACGAAAGGATTCGTTAAGTTTGAAAAAAACAGATTTGCTGAGACATATAAGTCTTTCAATGATGATTTAATTGAACTAAATACTAATGCTTGATTTTACTTTTAAGAAAATATCAAGTAATATTAAAACATACAACGCATATAAAGCATATTTAAGGAGTAAAAATTATGGTTGATTTAAACAGCTTGAAGTCGTCGTCTATGGCAGACTTCTCAAAAATATCTGGAGAGTTCGATAAAATCGCAAATCCCCAGACATCCCAAAAGCAAGGTCCAGATGAAAGATACTGGAAACTTGACCCAGATAAAGCAGGAAACGCAACAGCAGTTATTCGTTTTCTACCTCGTGTAGAAGGTGATGAGTTGCCTTGGATTCGTGTTTTTTCTCATGGCTTTCAGGGTCCAACTGGTAAATGGTATATTGAAAACAGTTTAACTACATTGGGTGAGAAAGACCCTGTGGGTGAATTGAATTCAAAGCTATGGAACAGTGGTTCTGAAGCTAATAAAGATATCGCTCGTAAACAAAAAAGACGATTGTCATATATTACTAATGTCTTGATTGTCAGCGATCCAAAACATCCCGAGAATGAAGGACAGGTCAGACTGTACAGGTTTGGTAAAAAAATCTTTGATAAAATCATGGAGAAAGCTAGACCTACATTTGAAGATGAAAAACCAGTAAATGTATTTGACTTATGGCAAGGAGCAGACTTCCGACTTCGTATGAAGAAAGTTGCTGGCTTCCCTAATTATGATGAAAGTCAATTTACTGATGTGAAAGCAGTTCCAGGGTCTGATGAAGAGTTGGTTGGCATTGTTGAAAAACAGCATAAGCTATCTGAGTTCGTCGCACCAGACCAGTTCAAATCTTTTGAAGCACTTTCAAAAAGATTGATGGAAGTTCTTGAGGATGAAAACGCAGGATTGGGAACAGCAGAAGATGCAATTCTTGAAACTGTGGCAGCAGCACCTGCACCTAAGAGTGCTCCTGCACCTGAGCCAGTCGCAAAGGCTGAGCCAGCAGCACCTAGTGCTGAACAGGAAGAAGATGTAATGTCTTACTTCCAAAAAATAGCAGACTCTGAGTAATACATTCAAAATCTGCGGAAAGGGGGACTTCGGTTCCCCTTTTCTTTTTTTATGAAAGGAAAAATATGAAAGAATGGTTTGATGTAATTATGGATCCCACAAAGAATGCTCTATCAGGATTAAATTTTCAAGTTAAGTTTATGTCTATGCAGATATTAGCTTGGTTATGGTCAGCAGTGTTTGGTATCTATATAATAGAAAGCATATATGCCTTTGGTATATCTGCTGCAGCACACGCATTACTAATTACAGCGACTGTATTGACTGCAATTTATTTTAAAGAAGTAAATAAAGAAAGGTACAGTCAAAGTCTAAGAGGTAAAGGTGGAGAACATGAGTAAGAAGGAAAGAATATTTTGGTTTATAATTGGACTCTTACCCTTTGTGGGTCTTTTTATAGCTTGGTACTTAGGATATGTCCCACTATAAAGACGACTTACATGTATTCACTGTATCTTTTATAGTGCTTCCTGATACTAAAATGCAATACCAAGATGTTCATGAACATACTTATGGTGGTGCTGGAGAATTTATTAGAACACACTCAAAACAACACCAAGTAAAAAGTATTGCCTACAAAGAATATTGGGGACCGAGTGGTTTGATTAATGGGGAGAGGAAGTTTCCTTAACTTGCGTATTTCTGTCCAAACTGATACAGGTTATCGCCATTCTTAGTACTCTTAGGAAATTGTAAGCCAGTACTATTAGAATTGGTATTATTTGATACATTAGTATTATTCACAACAGTAGTATTACCACCACCACCAGCTAATCCTTCAGGAGTTAAATCTAACAATGGTCTACCATCCAGTGCCATGTCATTCTCAATACCTTTCCCCATGTCTTCTATACTGACACCATTAACAGTACTAATAGGTGTGAAGTTTAGTGCATCTGCATTTCTCTCATCGAAATCTTTTATCTTCTGTTCTGCGGAAGTTCCTTCACCAGCTGGTGCACCTTCACCACCTTCTACTTCTGTTTCGCCATCTCTGAATGGGAAAAATCCACCAAAGGATACTTCTGTACCAATAATTGGAATCTTAAATGAGAAAGCAGGAATACCAAAATTATCCATGATAGTATCAAAGAAACTGTAAACCTTTTCTTTCAAACCATCAAAGCCAAATAATCCAGCTACAGCATCAAGTATATTCAAGAAGAACTTCGGTATGATTAATATTAAATCAAAGAAGAAGTCAGATATATTTTTGAATAATCCTTCGCCATCGGTATTGGTAAATATATTCATTAATGAATTAAATAATTCTAGGATGGGTCGTATTGGTGCCATGATTATATTTGTCATAAACTCTACAATATGAGATATGAAACCTGCTATACCATCTATTAGTTTACTGAACATACTGGCGAATGAGAAACTATTAAGCATCTCTGCTGCTTTATCAAACCCAAACATACCAAGTACCCAAGCAACTGCTCCTTTAAGCATATCAAGTGGACCAAATATTAATGAGTTGAATAAACCTTTAACAGCTCCAGCGATACCACCTATAATACCACCTTCAGCGAAACCTGCTAATGCTCCTTTGATTGTATCAAATAAAGTGATAATAATTAATAGTGGTAAAAATACCTTTGAAGCAACTTTGGCTACAGCACCAATCGCCTTACCAAAGGTTGATATTGATGTCATGATACCTCTGAAGAAACCACTTATTCTACCAAAGATACTTACACCTGTTGAAACTGATTTGATTGCTCCCTTTAACATCTTACCCAACGCAATAAATGGTTGGAATAAAATAGATAAACCTTTCATAAAGTTTTTTAATGCCTGAGGAGTTTTTCCTAATGCACTTGCACCACCTGATGATTTGAATAACCCAGTTAGTGGTTTAAGTAAATTAGAAAAACCTGTTCGTATGGCTGTACCGAAACCTTTAACAGTTCCAGTTAAACCTCTGAATAATGCTCTTATTTGTACTTGAAGTCTTGCAGGTGTGAATGCTTTTGCGAATAGACCAATAGTTTTAAGTTGAGCAGCAATAAGACCGATTAGTGAACCAATAACAACAGCAAGGACTTTACCAAACTTGCCTAATTTACTGAACGCAGATTCTTCTCCGCCACCACCACCATCATCTTTCTCGGCTTTACCTGCCAATATTTCTAGATAACCAGCCATAGCTGTAAAGACTTTCATCTGCTCGCCAGTTTCTTCTTTACTGGGCATCATCTCTGCTATTTTATCACCAATAAGATTAGCCAACTCCTCGTTCTTAGGAGTAGCTTTCCTTCTATCTGGTAATGCGTCCTTATCGGATGGAGTCTTTTTTACTCCTTTATCTTCTTGTGGTAGTGCCATCTAGTTTCTCATCTTTAACTTTTGTTGTTCGTGTTTAGCTTTTTCTTCCTCTAAGTGTTTATGAAGCATAGTCGTATATATCTCTCGCTCGAATGGATACATATTTTCCAGCTCAGTCAAGGAATATTTGTGATGTTGCATTAAAGCGAAGTTCGTCTTATAATGGTTCATCAACGACTCATGGCTGAGCATTATCCAAAAAAATTCTGTAAACCCTCCAAAGTTCTCTGATGAACTTTGCCACAATTAGGACAAGTATATTCAATTTTATGAGTCATCTTTGGCATATGCTCAAAGAAATCTCTTATCTTAGAAAACTGGTCAGAAGTAAGATTGTTAATAAAATCATTTACTTCTTCAACAGATTGTTCTTGAATATAATGGAGTTCGTCTCCTTCATAAATAACTTCCATTGAATCCATTATAATATCAAATACTTTATCAGGATCGCTATCTTGATTTAATCCTTGATATTTAATAATAGTTTCCAATGTAGGATACTTCATTACAACTCCTACATCTCCCCATAAGTCTATTCTTTTATTGTGTCCTTCTGGGAAAGTGACAGGTATCGAGGTAATATCTACCGATAATTTTACTTGAGCTTTGGGGTTGTCAACACAACCAGCTTCTTCATTATCGCATTTACCGATTATCTCAACTATCTCACCTACAGATTTTCCTCTCATCTGAGCGAAACAATATTCTAGGTCGAAAGTTGCTAATCGTTTAACTTCTATTTCTTCTTGTACACAATTAGTAATTAATTCACGCAAGGTATTAACCATTGTCGTTTCATTTTCTGATTGCATAGCAAGCATCAATGCCTTTTCGTCTTTAACAACGAATGGTCTAAATTTTACTTCTTGACCAGTAGAAGGAATTGTGAGTGGATGTAAAGCACTCGCATGTTTAGGTAAAGCCATTATTTGTCTCCTTCAATCGGGACATTCTTCATGTCCTTAATTAGTTTATTCAATTCAGTTGTTGAGCCAACATAGATAGAATTATTTTGAACTCCTGGAGCTCTCTCTTCTTTCTTGCCTTCTAACTTCTGTTTTTGCTGATGTAAATCTAATAGCTGTTGATTTATGTCAGCTTGTTGTTTCATGAGATTGCCTACAACTTCAAACGCACGAGGGTGTTCTGATTGTTTAGCTATCTCTAATGCATGATTAAGTGCTTCTTGACCTTTGTTTAAAATCGTTAATAGATTTAAACGAGTAGTATCATAATCACTCTCAATCTTTGCTTCTTTCGGGTCATATCCCGACATTACATTTGCTGCATCATCTACAGCAGATGGTAATTCATTTGCCTTAGCAATTATATCTTGATGCCCAGGAAGTATATCAGTTGGGCATGCTGCATCAGGATTATATACTGGTGTCCCATCAAATCCTGCTGGAAGGTCAAATACCTTGCCTAGTCCTTTATCAATTTTACTCATTAGTTCCTCTTACCAAATTTTCTTCGACCTCTGGCATTATTACCACCATAAGTCACATAGCCACCTGAATGGGTGACTGGGTTGCCTTTGCCATCTGTTACAACATTTTGAGGTATATCCTCTTCAATTCTATCAATAATTCTTGGCTCTTGTCTAACACCTGTTGGTGGATCGCCAACTTCTGCTGGCAATTTACTCTTAGCATACTGAGCACCTCTCCAATATCTGTAGGAAAGTGAAACTCCAATCTTCATTGCATCTTTACCTTCAGCAGTTAGCTGTATAGGATTTAATGTTTTAGGATATGCTTCATATAAAGTACATCCATAAATTTGTTTATCTGCTTTATCTAAAACAAATATAGTAATATCTTTTGTGTAGTTTTTATAATAGTTAAACTTTCTTGTGACTGGATCTATAATTTGTGATGTCCAGTTATCCCAATATGTTTTTACTTTCATTGGGCGATCTACATAAAACTCTAAGTTGATTGCTTCAAATAATCTTTCATAAGGCATCTCTCTATATTCACCAAATGTTCTTGCTGGAGTGGTAGAGTTATTGATTCCTGGAAGTTGTGCTTGAGAGCAATACATTAATAACATGCGTGACATGTCTGGACCTTCAAAATTAGGAAGGACAACAGCATATCTGTTTACTACAGCTAATCCCTCTTTCTTAACTTGAGAGGTAAAATCGTTGAGTGTAGTCTTTGGTGCTTCTTGAAAATTATCAGCCATATAACTATTTAGTTAGATTCTTTTATATTCTATGTTGGGATCGCCAGTTATTTGCTCCATTTTATCGTAAGCAAGTCCTGGAGGGATGTCTAAATATCTCCTATCAAAGTCAATCAGGAGTATTAGTCGGTGTTCGAAGGAATAATTATGAGCAGAATGAGTATATTGATTATTAAAACCGAAGCAATCAGACCAATCCACCTCTGAACCATTTACCTCTAAGAATATATCTCCCTTGGGTATATGTAGTGGTATATGTACTCTCAGGTGATGTCCACGACGATTCTCAGGTCCAGTATGCCTATGTATTACCGAATCCTTTACTAATATGCTATAATTAGCGATAGGAACGACTTCTTCATACTGCTTTAATATCTTATTTGCTGTAGGATACTGGGGTCTGGCTTTCTCTCCTTCTGTATCACGATATATTGTAGAGGGTGGTTGGTATTTTAAATATACATTTTGCCATGCGTCTAGCTTTGCTGGTTTCTTATCTTTACTACCTGAAGCATGACCCATACTATCCCTACTCATTACAGGCACAGCTTTATTATCTAACACCCATTGTAATTTTTTATCCATGCTCCACTTTTCATCTAAGTGACCAACGAGGTCATTTATTAGATTATCTTTCTGAGCAGATAACTCATCAAATATATTATCTAACTTAGGATACTCTCCTCGTTTAAATATCTTTTGTTCTTGTATTTCTCGTAGTCTTTGTTTTGGTATTTCTGACCACCATGGCAAATTAATCATTATCTATTGCTCCTGACTTCCAACTTGGATTTAATACTTCCCCATCTCGTTCGTAGTCAACCAGATATTTATCTGTACAACCAGTGAGGTCTTGTAGTTTAGTTATGTAATAAGATGTGGGTATGCCAAGGAATGGTCTATATAAATCTAGTATCATGACCAATCTATGTTTACCTGTTCTGTTGTGTGCTGAATGTACGATTTGATTATTAAATGCGAAAGGTGCTTCGCTAAATTGTATCTCCTCGTCATTTACCTCTAGGAATATATCACCTTCAGGAATATGGAGGGGAAAGTGTAATCTTAAATACTTACCATCTTTATTTTCATGACCAGTATGACGCAGTACAACTGAGTTTGGGGCAATCATTGAGTAAGTAATTACATTTATCCATTGTTCATATTTTTCTAAAATAGATCTTAACACTGGTAATCTATCACGATTCTTTTTCATTCGCTTTTCCATTACACCTTTACCAGCTTCTCCTGGATTCCAAATTAAATTAAAAGCATGCCAACTGTCGAGGTTTCTCTTACCTAACTGTTTATTTCCTACATTGGCTTCTTTCGCCACCTTATACCCAGCAGTTTCAAATACAGGTAAAGTATCCTCTTCATACATTTTATTTAATCGTTGTTGTATATTGTCTCCTTCATAGGGAAGTAATACTTCTTCTAGTAAGGCAGGGCAGAGGGGGAGTATGTGGTCAAAGACTTCATCTAACATAGGGTATTCGCCATGTCGGAATATTCCCTGTATTTTTGAGTTGTGTAATTTTTCTCTAGACCACTCTGCGTATTCTGGCAGTTTCATATAATATTATCCTTGTGCTATTTCTAAACTTTCTCTCCAAACACGATCCCTAGTAGCACCTGAAAATCTTTCAACTGGTAGCATCATAGCAGTATTCCAGTTGGCTGAGTTTACTTGTAAGAATTGTGATTTTACTTGTGTCTTTAAATATTTTTTTACAGCAGGTCTGCCGAGTGCTAACCTTGACGATCCTCGTATAGTGTTCCATTGAAACTTCAATCGTGTAGTATCGTCCATCTTTTTGTTTGATGCGTATGTCATCAATCTATCTAACAATCTAATGCGTAATAGGTATGGTAGATAATGCATGTTTAAACCTAAGAAATACTCTGATTGTATTTCAAAAGGAAACACCAAAGGGAATCTATCAAAGTATGGTAATGTATCAGCACCTTTGGCTTCATATTGAAACATATACATCCTGCCAGGAAGTAATCGTGTAGAACGACCTGCTTGTGTCATGATTGCCTTTGGCTGAGGTCGCAGTTGACGCAACCTTACAACTTCTTTATTAAACCATCCTCTGCTTTTCTTAGCAATGTCTGGGTCAGTTGCTGCCTTATCGAAAAAAGTTTGTGTTGGTGTTTTAGCCACTTATCTTTCCTAGTCGTTGAAGCATAAGTTTGTTTGCTTCATGTAGTTTTTCTATTGCTTCTTTTGACTGACCACGATATGGTACAGCCATAAACTCTTTAATCATTTGAGCATTGATAGACTTACCATCTATCCATACATCGCCAAGTATTCTACCGAACTTACCAGTCTCGTAATCCTTGTATGTTTTGATTGAAAGATTCTTACCTTTTTTTAATGCTTCAGTCAAATATTTCTTAGCTAAAAGACCTCGGATCTTTTCTTCTTTATTTCTTGTTCTTGATTCGGGTGTATCGATACCAAACATTCTCACTCTAGACTTATACATTATATCAAATCCTATATCAATAATAACATCAATGGTATCACCATCGACTATCTTTGTGACTTTATGTATTCTGTATGAAAAATCAGTTGGATCTCCCAGTTTTGGTTGGGGCATAATATCTCCTTTTTATTCTACTATTTAGTCTTTTTATCTAGACCAGTCTTCCATGTAAGACCTAATTCATCTTCAGTCAATATAATGAACTTTTGACCACGATCTAATGCGTATTGTTCTGCTGCTTTCCACTTGGCTGCATTTACAGTATATGCTTTTGACTCAGCCAAATACTTTTTTGTCCTTCTTCCAGTAAATTTAGGAGGTGAGCATTGTACTTTTGGTTTTATTTCAACTAAATAGGTGTGTATCTGGTCATGTTTATTTTTGACTTTTATTGTAAAGTCTATAAAGTATCGATGCAATCGGTTATCTACTGGCGATCTATAAGGCACAACTGTTTCTTCAGATCTCCATTTTAACACATGATTAGATCTATCGCACCAAGAAGCGAAACGAGTTTCCCAACTAGAACGCATAATAATGTTCGTTGGGTTTCCTTCGTACTTCTCGGGATTTAATGGGGTGTATTTTCTTTTGTGAAACATAACTAAATATATCCTATACAACTACTATTTAGGGGTCAAATATACATGTCATCAGCAAGGGGTGCATCATTAAAAAACGCTGGGTCGGTCACGCACTCACATCACAGTTCCACATCATCAACAACTACTACTCGTACAAGTCAAGCAGTAGTATCTGATGAGGATCTAAATGATGCAGTAGAAGAAACGAATAAGAGTCCTTCTTATGCAGTCACGCACTTATCATATCCAGAAGATATACTAAATGTCCCAGATTATGGTGGCAATTATGTTATGTTCTTTATTAATGAAAGGCAAGAATCTAAGATAGCACAAGACACATCAAGAGTACTTGAGGATGTAGATCCAGGTGTTGGTCGTGCTATTAATGGTGCTGGCTTCAGTAATTTTGCTGCCATAGGAAGTAGTTTCCTAACAGGAGCAGGTGCTGGTGCTTTACTTGGTGGATTATTTTCAGGTGCTGCTGGTGGGATTTCAAAAGGTGCTGCTTCACTTGGAGCAGCAGGTGCTGTATCAACAGGAGCATTAGGAAACTTTGACAGTTTAAATCCTTCAGCACTCGGTAAGAAGTTTTCCAAACCACTAAAAAGAATGAAGCATGCTATCGCTTTACACATGCCTAACAACTTTGCTATTCGTTCTGGTGCTCAGTATGAAGAAGCAGAAACATTTATGACTCAAGCATTTATGCAAGGTGCTGATGTACTTGCTGCAGGTGCAACTGACTTGGTAAAAAACTTGTCAAGTAAAAAACCTGCATCAGAATCTATAGCAGGTCTAGTAAATGATTTAACAGCAGGATCTGCTGGTGTTGCTCAAGCAGCAGCATTACAAAATATTCCAGGAAGTGAAGCAATACAAGCCATGGCAGGTGTTGCTCCTAACCCGAAAAAAGAACAAATATTCAAGAACATGGACTTTCGTACCTTTCAGTATGACTACCAGTTCTTCCCTCGCTCTGGCGAAGAGTCAAACAATATACGAAATATTGTAAACACATTTAAATATCACATGCATCCTGAGTTTAAAGATGATGATGGTTTCTTATACCTATATCCAGGAGAGTTTGAGATATTCTACTATATTGGTGACTCTATAAACCCATATATACACAAACATACATCAGCTGTATTAAAAGAAGTGAATGTAAACTATACACCACAGGGTCAGTTTACTTCGTTCGATAATGGAGCTCCTACACAAATTAACATGACATTATCCTTTCAAGAACTATCTATCCTTACTAAAGGGCATCTTGGGGCGATGGGTGAAACTCCTCCAAAAGAGCAAACCCCAGCAGATGGTGTTGAACCAGATATGAGTCAATAATGGCTGATACATATTTTAAAAAATTCAACGAGATATACTACATTACACGAGAAGGTAATGACGAGAAGCTCAAAGTACTTACTGATATCACAACCAATGTAAGACTTAGGAAACAAATACTACAAAACATAACTGCTTATGAGTTTTATGACATAAAGCAGTATGAAACAATCGAAAACTTAGCTGAGAGACTTTATGGGGATCCTAATTTACACTGGATCCTTATGCTCATCAATAATCGCTATGACTATGTAAATGACTTCCCACTGGAGCATGATGCTCTAACTGCTATGATAACTGCTAACTATGCATCGCCTGATACTGTCAAATGGTATAAGAAAGATGGGTTGGTAGTTGATTCTTCAGTAGCAGGGTCGATTGGTCAAACACATCGTGAATATGAGATGGAAAGAAACGAAGCCAAGAGGAGAATAAAGATCGTCACTCCCACACTAGCTATGCAGATAGTGCGTGAGTTTAAAAAAATGGAAATATAGATTATGGCACAGGCAGGAGTCGCATTCGCTGGTGATGTAACAATTAATGCAATTGAGTTAGTCGCTGGTGGTTCAAAAATAGATATAAGAGAGCAGGTTCTAAGTATTGAGCTGTTCGAAGATATCTTTTCCCCATTCATCACAGGTAAAGTAGCAATTACTGATTCGCAAGATCTAATCAATCGTATGCCACTTATCGGTCAAGAACTGATACAGATAGATATACAAACACCTGAGATGGATAAAAGTAAATTCAAAGGTACATTCTACATATTCAAACTGACTGAGAGAATAAGTCTTGGTGATACTGAGACTGGGTATGTGCTTCACTTCATTAACAGTGATGCTGTGAAAGATAGAAACAACAGTATCGATGCTGCCAAAAAAGGTTTCTGTAGCAATATCATACAGGACTTGGTAGCTGAAGATGCACAAGGATTAAAGAGTACGAAGCAACTGAACATGACACCGACTGTAAATGGTACTCGCTTTATATGTAATGGTTGGTCACCGACAAGAGCCATCGATTTCGTCACGGAACGAGCAATAAATAAAGAAGGACACGCTGACTATATCTTCTTTGAAAATAGAGATGGCTATAACTTCCTTGGCTTATCAGAACTGTACAATGGACCAGTGATACAAGAATTTATTGAAGATAACCAGTCACCTGATGGGTCAGATGCGGATGAGTCTTACAAAAGAATCAGTAAGATGTTTATGCATGAAGGATTTAATTTCTTTGAACGACTTCGACAGGGTGTGTTTATCAACAAACTGAGAAACTATGATATGACAACCAAAACCTATACCAAATCCAATTACAGCAGTTTGGCTCAGTTTAAAGAACGCAGTCATCTAAACAAATATCCACTGAGTACTCCTGATGTTATCGCCAACGAAAATGCATCCAGCTTTCAACTACTCACTCATGAGAATATGCATAAAGGTTTCGGTGATACATCGGTAGAGCGTTCACTCCTACAAAGAACATCAGCCATCGCCAATACTCGTGCTTTCGTACTGAATATCGAGGTTCCAGGCAGAATGGACTATACTGCTGGTCGAGTGGTGAATTTATCTACATTTAGAAAAGAAGCCACGGATAAGGATACTGATATGCTCGATCCTATGTTCTCAGGGAATTATCTCATTGGCAGTATCGGTCATGAAATCACTTCCAAAGCTCATACCTGCTCGATGGAGATCTTTAAAGACAGTATGCTAGTTGACCTAGCAAAACTGCGGGAGAGTGCTTAAAATGGCTAAAATGAGTCTTTATACAGGTGTTGTAGAGAATAGAAACGATCCTCTCAAGCTGGGTCGAGTCAAAGTAAGAGTCCACGGAGTACATAATACCGATATTGCTATACTGCCTACTGAAGATTTGCCGTGGGCGATCGTTATCCAGCCTACTTCCAGTGCTGGTATCTCTGGGGTCGGCTATAATCCTGGACTGGTTATCGGAAGTATTGTAGCAGTTTGTTTCACGGATCCAGATGAGCAAATGCCGATTGTACTCGGGAGTGTTCCTGGAGTACCGCAAGATCCAGTCGAAAAAGAGGGTCTCTCATATAAAAAGAACAGTAAAGCACTCGACTTCCTCAACAATATCACGGAGGGCGAAGATGGGGAACTCGTAGAGAGCTCGGCACCCGAAGGTTCTAGCAATAGCGAAACCACACTCGAAGAAGCTCGTCCAGTCACGGCACATAAGGTCTCAACAGAGGGACTCGAAGAGGTTAAGAAGAATTATCCATTCAGTTCAGCTCCATATAAAGACTCAGATGGCAAGTTTACTATCGGTCATGGACAACAGACATGGAAAGGCAGTCCAGTCACATTAACTTATCCAGGAGCAGTATCTGCAACTGAAGCTGCATCTGAGCTCGAAAGACATATCAACGCACCCAGCGAACTCAAAGGATTACTCGCAAAGAATATTCGTAAGCCAGTCACAAGCAGTATGTATGACGCATTGGCTTCATTCGCACATAATCTCACTCCTGAACAACTACGAACAGCTTCTCCCATCGCACAATTAAACAGTGGTAAATTCGAATCTGCAGCCAATTTATTGGCAAATTATAGTAAAAAATCGGGAGATTTAACTGGTATTTTGAACACTCGACGAGCATCGGAAGCGACCAGTTTTCTTTCAAAAGGCATACCAACTAATCTCGGTATCAATAAGCTGAGTGACACCGCACTAAGTGTAGGTGATGCGAATATCGACGGCAGTGTGTTTACAGGCAAAGCTGGAAACCTTTTGCAGTATAAGGGTTTCGGACTGGCTACGCAAAAATACAGTTATCCCAAATATACTAATGAGAGTGACTTGAGTCGGCTGGTAAGAGCTGAAGAACTGGATAAGACCTCCGTGTATGTGAAGGAAGCGTCGCGATTTGTGGGGGTTCAAAAAGCAGTGTCTGCGTTGTTGTCTTCATCTGATGAAACAAATTCAAGCAGAGAGACTTGGGACACGACTGATGTGCCATATAATGCTGAGTATCCTTACAACAAGGTGCTACAATCAGAGACAGGTCACAGCATAGAACTCGACGATACTCCAGAAGCTGAGCGACTTTCGTTGTTCTCTGCTCCAGGATCCTTTCTTGAATACGACCATAATGGGACACTCGTCGACCATGTAGTGGGCGATCGCTATATGCAGTCATCTAGGAATCTATACAGTATAGTGTCTGGAAACGAGACGCAGTATATAGGAGGGGATGCTAACCTGTATGTCAAGGCTGGTTCCACTGTCAATATCGAAGGCGAATGTAATGTGATAGTCAACAATAATGTAAACTTGACTATTGCGGGAAATTATAGTACCATAGTAAAAGGCAATTACAATTTAGATGTGGTGGGAGACAAGTTTGAGCGAGTGGCTGGCAACAGCGATATCGAAATCAATGGCAACGAGACCTTTAATGTAAATGGCTCAGGCATACACATTCGCAGAGGGTCGTATAGCGAGCACTTTGGAGGAAACTTCAGTCGCTGTGTCGATGGAACCACTGGCTACTACCTAACTGGGACTGCGGATTACTACTTTGGAGCTGGTCTGGTGGAGCAAATCACTGGACAGAGGTCTTCGTACAGTAGTGGGAACACACATATTGATGGTGCACAAGTTCGATTTAACGATCCGAAGAATATTGCATCAGAACAACTACCCAAAACCCTACCTGAGACACCTCCTTTACCAGAGACACCAATAGAACTACTCACTCCAGAGATCCCTGCATTGCCAGAGCTCGAGGTAAACAGTCGCAGTGCAAGATATACCAATAACTTCGAGTCTCTGGACGAAGGCGATGGTACAGCCTATCGAACTATATTAATCAATAGAGGTATATACCGAGAAGAAAATCTAGACTTAGGCGAGGTGTCAGCTACTGCAACGC